GGAGGCCCAGGCGGAGGCCCAGGCGGAGGCCCAGGCGGAGGCCCAGGCGGAGGCCCAGGCGGAGGCCCAGGCGGAGGCCCAGGCGGAGGCGCAGGCAGAGGCCCAGGCGGAGGCCCAGGCGGAGGCCCAGGCGGAGGCGCAGGCAGAGGCGCAGGCAGAGGCTCAGGCGGAGGCGCAGGCAGAGGCTCAGGCGGAGGCAGAGGCGCAGGTATAAGGGAAAATCCCGTAACACCCCGTGATAGAAGAAGAGCTGCATCAATGGGACGCGCTTTCAGTTTTGCTACAAGGTCCGATGTACTTGGACTCTCTCCGACTACAACAATCAGTGGAGGAGGCAATCGGACCCGGTCAAAAAATATAAATAACTAATATGGCAGACTTTCATTACATTGAGGTGGACTCTCGTTTAAACGGGCCTGATTTTGGACAAATTATATTTGATACATACACTTCCCAATTGCCTGCTTTTGATGTTGAACATACTCAAATATTTACAGGAATTGGTTATGTGTTTACACAAGCAAGAGATAGTCTTCCCTTTGTAGAGGTTCGAGGAACATATCATCCAGAATATAACCCCCACCCCGAAAAAAGTTCCGCCATAAGAAAATTGTATTTATCTTCTTATGATTTTGATATTCATTTCCCTCAAAAACGGTTTGTAAAATACCCTGAATGTAACAACATTATTATCTGTGACTGGAATCAAGAAAGTTGTCAAAAAATTCAAGCCATCATTCATGCTGCACCTGATGCATTTAGAGGAAAACGTATCTTCTTGGTTCATTGCAACATTCGCGACCCAGCGTCCATAGATGTCATTCGCAGAACTGTAGCAGAAAATGGTCTGCCGCCAATTGACACCATTTATTTTACCAATATTTTCAATAGATTTACACCAGAAGACATTGCGCTGTATCAAGGATTAAGTGATTCCAATATTAACCTTTTATGCGACCCACTTGGTGAACCTGACAAACCTCAGTTAAGTGTAATGACAAAAGACGAACCTCAGTTAAGTGTAATGACAGAAGGCGGACACCGAAAACGACGCCGACGGACAAAACGACGTATCTACCGACGTAAACCCAAAGCAGCACAGATTACAAGACAATATCGCTTGAAACGAAGGTAGCAACATTCCGTGTGTTTCTTTGCGAGGCGTATTATATAGAGGAAATTTGGTTCAGTTTACCCTTAAAGGGAATTTAACCCAACATAAGTTTACAAATGTAAAAAGTATCAATGACAATGGATACAAAATAAATCAAACATTAATTGTGTTAATCTACAGGATAAACACAATTGTACGTTCTGATAAGCGCATTGCTGAACAAGCTACCAAAAATCATTGTGTACGTTAAAAATATAACATTAGTTTATGAAGAGAAAAAGCGAAACACTAAAAAAACGTGTTAAACTTTTTGTTCGTTGAAAAACCATTATTACGTTTTCCTAATCCAGGTGACCCGGAAAGACGTCCTCTGCGTAATTTTGCTACAGAATTATATGTAAATGGTGTTGAAGCAGGTCGTTTTGATATATCAGAAGAACATCCTCCGGATACATGGTCTATGTCAATTGCACTGGAAGATGAGTTTCAAAAAAAGGGTTATCTACCAAGATGGTGTCTCATGTATGTAAACGTGCCATTGGAACGATTGACCCAGAACAATGGTTGTATATTGATTCCGACGCAAGTGAAGGATATTGGAATTATTTAGGAATGATAGATAATGAAACATGGGAGCCTCCCGATGGAAACTATAACATTCAGGGAGCAGGATATGAAAAAAAATAAAATTTAAAGACTTGTGTAAGAAAGTGGGTGTTTCTATGTCGCCTAGTCCGGCGAAAAAGTCTCGTGTATTACGCAAATACCGTATAAGGTCTCGCGTTAATACGCGTTCCACCACACACTCCACAAGATCGTTTACGCATTCTGGACAAGTTCGTTTAACAAAAATGAAACACCATTTGTAATCTTGAACGAGTAGAACATGAGAACTCGGAGATGCTCCAATTATTTTGCCCTTTTCTTCCTCTTTCTTCCTATTCTTGCTGTTTTTATATAACGATATAGTAGATGTCGGTATGTAAACCTCCTCGGCGACCTTATGTATCTCTAGACAAAAAGAAATGTCAAACTTTCAAACGACACCCTTCATGGAAACAGTGGCAACACAGCATTACCAAAGGGTGGATACAACGAGCCTGCAAAGAAATAGGAATGCGTTCCACTCTTTTTTTGACGGAAGAACTTCAAGGAACAGCAATAAGTCTAGTTGACCTGATTCAAGAGGAACCTGTTTCCCTGGAACGCATTCGATATCTGTTCCCTGACTACCACGATGTTCCCACTGAATATGCAGTGGATGAACGTATGCTCCGAAAAGCATTTCCCCGTTGGTCAGAAGAAGTGTTGCGAGAAGTCCATATTTGTCTAGAATATGCTTTGGTAACCATGCTTCGCGAAGGAGCCGAGATTGCTAAAGCAAACAACCTAAAGTCCATCCAAGCTAAACACGTTCATGCAGCGGTCATGAAATATTATCCGGAAGACGTTTAAATGGAGGAAGGGTGTGATGCCGCAGGGTTTGTTTTAAACGAATTTGTCGTTTGGCCTGACGAGGGTCAATTTCACTGGCCGTCAATGGCGTCTTTTTGGAGATGCGTCGGGTCGGCCTGTATACAGGATAGGCCTTGTGTCCAATGTCCGCCCATTTTTCCTGGAACCAACGTCGTAGTGTACGAGGTTGATTGTCGTCGGTATACTTTCCTCCCAACGATTTGTATCGTTTAACTATCCAACCACTTTTATAGGCAGAAGGAACCGAGTATACTTGGTCGGCCTGTTTCTTTACTTTGGCATACAACGCGGGATTGGTTGGCGTAGGCATAGTGTACACGTAGATTATCTTCGTTTGGAGTTGCGACGCTTGCGCTTGCGAGTGCGTTTACGTAATCCTGTATCGGGTAGATAGTTGTTAGCATACTTTATAAATTGTAAATTTTTGGTAGTATGGGCGTTTATAACTTGGATGGCTGCATTTTTCTCGATGGTAGGCATGGATTCCAACCATCTACGATATGAAATAAGATTAACCTGTAAATCTTTTTCTCTGCAATACGCTATATAAATTCTTATATATGGAATAATTTCAACGGATGGTGTAGTAGTAGTACCTACGAGTAGACTTAGTTTGTATCTTCTACTACGTCCGACGGCATCACTTTCTTGTTCTCGAGCATTTTGTTCTCTGTCCTCAGGAGTCTTTAAACGAGTCCGTCTATCTGCCATATAATATACAAATAGAATTAAATAGGTAGTGCTTCATCCATAGAATGCGAGTTCTATGGATGACGGTTCCTCTCTGTAAAACCTGTATACACTATGTTCCTCCGACCAATGGACGATTTGATTCGGAATATTCTATGTGTAAAAAGGTAAGTTCCTTGAACGTCCTAAATGGAGAGGTGGAGTATTCTTTTGCGAGTCATGTACGCACGCATGCATGTAGAGACGCAGTTTTATACGAGCCTGAATCCAACGTAGAATTGAAAGAATACAAGCATACCCTACAACGATATGCCATCTATATCGGTTATGTAGGAATCTACCTCTCTCTGTTTCTATATGCTAAACTCAACAGGTTGCATTTCCCGAAGTAGACCGTAGAAAAATTTGATTGGCTTGTAGTCCTGCAATCAACGTATTGGCGGTAGAAAGGGTAAGCCCCCCCGCATCTATCAGTATTTGTTGAAGCGTATCATACGTCATGTCAAATTGTTGTGAGTGGACGACACGAATGTGGTATTGTTTTTCAAAAGGAGGGAACACGACCAACGTTGTTTTTGTCGTCATACATGTCGGTTGATTAAATATAAAATTAATACGAGTAGAATCTAGCGGAGTGCTGTAGAAAAAGAACGTTCCTGTAGGGTCATTTAGGGGAGACGTATCCAGTGTAAGGTTCCTCAAGTAGACGATGGGTGATGCTCCTCCACGAACACCATCTTTCTGTGTATACTGGACGTTGAACATGCTGCGACCCGCTCCTACTCCTCCTAATTGATTCATGTAAAACAGTTGATGCCGATTCGGTCCAAACGACCTTGCCATGGATTCACGCATGGCCCATGTACCATGTCCTCCATTGGCCGTCAGACCTTGTTTTTTATTTCCGCCGCCCGTGTTCACCGCAGGATTTGAATTGTACATGGATGACCCGCCTAACCCTGCTCCCATCATTCGCGATTTCACCATACTCTGGATGTATATTAAAAAAACACAAAGTAAGAATTGAACTTACTTGTTGGAACCATCCTTGTGTTGGTGTGCGTGGGGAACGCACGGGATAGGGAACTTACTTTTTAGAAACATCCGCCCAATACGTAGCGAGAACGTCCTCCAGAGTGTCGTTGTCCGTGTAGCTCCAGTCTGGTCGGAAGGCGTAGAGCGCAATCCACTCCTCCGTCGTCATGGAGGGTTTCACGCGAGGTTGGCCTGCCTTGCGGTTGTAGAGAGGCCGACCTTCCTCATCCTTGATACCCTTCGGGTAGAACGATTTGGCAGAAGCGTTGAGAGACATGGTTTGGGTTGTGATAATTTATTTGGGTAAAAACTATTTCAATTTTTTTCACGGGGTTCATACCATACGCCCCCTATACCACACTGAGATTCTTTGGAACGCGCCGCTTCCGCATACAAAGTAGTGTTCCATTTAGTACACTTGGCCAAATCATCATATTTACGAGGATGTAAATACGATTGATAGTGCTTGCAATGTAGACAGGCAGGAACGAGAAAAAATAAAAAGTTCATCTACGGTATGTTTTCCTATGTTTCCTTTAAATAAAATTGAAAGAATAACATTCACTTTATCCTGATGTAATCCCAACATGGACACGCTTCGCACCGCCCTCGCTCAGTATGATGAACTTGCTGCCAAACATGCAGCCCTCTCCAAGAAATTCGGCAAACTGAAAGCCAAATACGCGGCTACCGGTCAGCGCGACTTGGCGTCTGAAAACGAAGAGTTGACACGAGAAGTGGCGAATTTGGAACTTCGCACCGACCTTGCCGAAGAAAAACTGGAGACCCTTCGCACCACACTGACCGAGGTGGAAGAAAGTCGCGATTTCTTCCATCAAGAGCTGAAGACCACGGAAGCCAACTACAAAAAGTCCACGGAAGAAATCGCCCTTTTGGAAATTCGCGCCAATGCGGCGGAATGCGAACGCGACCTCCTGCTAGAAGAAGTGGAAGAGTTCAAGGAAGACATAGCAAATGACGTCAAGGAAATGACCGGGCTGGAGAATCGTCTGGAATCGGCCGAAGCCGAAATAGATACACATTTGCGAACCATTGCCGGTCTAACGTCGGAAAAGAATTTCTTGGTGAAAGAACTGGAATGGACGACGGACAAGAAGAATGATTTCCTCATGCAACGCGACGTGGCTCTCGCGGAAAATGACCAACTCGTGGAGGACAAGGTTGCACTCCAACTGGAAATAGAGTGTCTCCGAAGCGAAAAGGAAGCGCTTGAACGTGCAGCGGAACAGTGGGAAATAGAGCGCGAAGAATTCCTCTATGACAAGAAACACAAGAAAGCCAGGAAACATCGTGCCGAATAAACCCGGGACGGAATACACAAGATACAACTTTTTTAATCTCATGTACTACAGTATGGAGTCCTGAGCAAAATTACGGCGGAATCTCTGTTGAGTCTATATCCTGTCTTTGTTAAATTCATTCCCGTATCATTGCCCCTTCAAATGTGGAGTCGGTTTGTCTCCTACATTTTGATTTCATTCTTGTTCATTGATTACTCCTATGTATTCCAACAATTGATATCGCCACTCGGTGTCGCCTTGTCCCTTGTCACCTTGATACACATCTACACGTCCTACAAGGGATTCTTGTTGTTGAACAGTGGAGTCTCGTATACACTTTTTTACACTTACCCGGTACTCATTCTTCTTTTGTCGGGATATACAATACCGTTTCTCGTTGCCCTCGTATGCGTCGGTATACTCTTGTTGTCTACCACAAG